CGGGACTCTTCAATGGTAATAGACCCATCTTGCCCTACGCGATCAACTGCCATCGCAATAAGGTGGCCTATCCGCGAATCATTATTGGCCGAAATGGTGGCGATGTGTTCAATTTCTTCCAGGGACGTGACAGGTATGGCCATATCCGATAGTTTTCTTAAGACTTCCTTAACTGCTAAGCCAATGCCGCGCTGAAGCTCCACAGGCGATACGCCCGATGCAATAAAGCGCTGCGCCTCTTGAAGGATCGAGCGCGCGAGTACAGTGGCAGTCGTTGTGCCATCACCAGCGGTGTTGCTAGTTTCGATGGCAGCTTGTTTAATCACCTGCACGGCTGCGTTTTCAAATGGATCATCGCATGCAACAAAGGCGGCGACAGTCACACCATCCTTCGTGATGAAGGGTGTCTGGCCTTTCTCTTGAAGGAGAACATTTCGGCCTCTCGGGCCAAGCGTAGAAGCAACATTGTCTGCTAGCTTGTTGGCTCCCTTCATTATCTTTTGTTGTAGTGTTTGGTTGTCGTCATATGCGCGACTCATTAATACCTCACAGTTGTATATATATTATAATCGCATTCGAAAGGAATGTCAAGTTTTATTTTTAAGCTTCATCGGGCTTAAGTTCTTCGGTTTTGCCTTCAATGTTGTCCGCACTGCTAATCGCTGATTCGGCCTTCTTGGTATCTTGAAGTCCCCCAGCAAAGAATGAGTTCAAGCTGTCAGATAATACTTGAAGATCCCCAAAGATGCTAAATACATTGGTATTCAAAGCTGCAACAGACTCGTTTAACATGGTTTGAAGAGAGTCCGTTCCTATGCGTAACTCCCCCTCTATGGGACTAGCATCACCTTCCGCGCCCTTTTGTCCTTGCGCCAGCTTCACCACTTCCCCTCGGTTCAAAGCAAATTGGAGTTCGTTTAAGTATCCGTTCGAGTTGAGGAGGGCCCTTTTCTTTTGGCTCTCGTCTAATCCTCCGTATGCCTCGGCCGAAGCTTCTGCTGCTTTGGCAATTCTATTGATATTGGTTTTATTGCGCCCAGTCTTGCCTGGGCCCTTGGGAAGCACATACTTCTTAAAGGCAGGGCGTATTTGTCCTATCTTTTCTTTTCGAGCGCCGCGGAGGTCTCTGAGTTCATCTACAACGGCATCCAACGCGCCTTGGATGGCGCCCATAATGGCTCGTGTGTCGGCTTCCTCCGGGATCCCCTCGATTCCTCTCAAGATCTGTTCCATGTTGAGAAGGTTTTGGCCTTTTAATTTATATCGGCGCATTTTGCCTTCGCCTCTTTTGGGGCCGTATGTTAAACTAAGCATCTCGTCGGTCCCGTATTGAAAATGGGGGTCAGCAGTAATAGCCGTCGCTAGCGCCTGATCGCCTAGTGCCGCGGTGAGATTTTCTACAAAAGCGGTGTGGATATCGGCCGGCACAATTTGGACCTTCTCGGGGACCTCTCCTTCCGCTCCTTCTTCTCCAAGCGGAAGAATAATGCAGCGGGCCGAAAATGCCTTGGTATCCTTTAAAATCTCCATCACATTGTCCAACGTGAAATCGAACTTATAAAATTTGAGAGTGCCGTCGAGGGCCTCGCGCGCGCCCTTTAAATCTTTGGTAACGACTAGATAGGTCATCTTGCCGTCCCTTACCAAGTCATCCACTAGGGCCTCAAAGCTGCCTCCCACCTCAACCGTCTTTTCATTATAGAGTTTTAAGCTGACGAGGGTGCCGCTTTCATCTACAAAGTCGGCAATAGTCTCGGCCCCAGAAGCAGGGATCTGCTTGCCACCCAGCAATGTCGCCAAGAATGATTCGAAATTAAAACCAGCGGCCGACGCATTGAAGTTGGCAATGATCTTGGTGAGAGTCTTATAAAATACAAGAAACGAAATGACAGTTTTAATTTGTTCTGCGGGGCTCTTACCGGCGCTTCCGCTTTTTATGAACTGCGCGGGGTTGTCAGCTAAGCTTGACAGCGCCGCAAGCTTCTGCGGTAGCGCTTCCATGCCTCCCGACTCGCCCACGATATTGCTTAAGTAATCCTCAAGCAATTGTCGTTCTCGACTTTTAATAGCCGTTCCGCCGCCTTCAGGAGTTCTAACATCGGCCCACCCCAATTCTGATACCTCGATGTCGGGAATCATAGAAATGGTGAGGGTGTGCTCTTTTCCTTTTTTGCTCTCCTTTATGACAAAGGAGAGTGGTATTTCCATTACTTCCTCAATCATCTTGACCAGTCTTTGAGGTGTAATTGTTCTCTCTTTCTTGTTATACTCTTCTCTTAGGATGTTTCTCAAATCAGACATTTAAAAACCTCACACAATTATGTCAGCAATACCTAATTCTACCGCTTCTTCTGCAGATAAATAGACGTTAACGTTGCGTTCTAGCATCTTTTTTACATCCTTTTTTGTCATATTTGTTTCACTAACCAAACAATTTATGTACATTTTTTGAATCTGTTCGACTGCTTCCATTTCATTTATGAGATTATGAATCGGTCCATGATTTCCCGCCACAACGGAATGAAGCATCACACGACAGTTCTTACCAATCCTTCGCTTACCTTTGGTGCCAGCGGCCAACAATGGCACTCCTGCCGACATTACCTTCCCTACCCCAATCGTATGAATTTCAGTTTCTTCTCGTACTTGTCGCATAATGTCATAAAGAGCAAACATGTCATCCGCATTTCCCCCATAAGTGGAGATATAAAATTCCACGGGCTGCTTTTCGGACTCTGCACATGTGCGATTTGTTTCATTTAAGAACAATAAGGCATGAGCCACTTCGGCAACCTTTTCTTCTACAACTTCGGTGAACAAGCCGATGGTACGCAACTCAGGTTGGGGCTCTGCGCGCGATGGCGCCAACTCCTCTAAAGAAGCAGGATCTAAAACGACGATCTTGCTATTAGGCTTGGGGTCGGTAGCTAAAATCTTATTAATAAATTCTTTTATTTTATGAATCATCGGAATCTCTCCAAAATGCTAAAGCGGGGTCTCGATAAATCTCTAGATATTCCATGGCACTTTTCCATTCAGTAAACTCAGCCGTCCTTCTAAAAAAAGAGGGATGCAATTCCAGCAATACGTCCACAGAGCGTGTCTTAAGCCTCTTTATATCTTCTTCAAAACGAAGTTGGGTTGTTGTGATCGCGGCACTGTTTTTATCCGTCGTTGCCAAATGGTATAAAGTAGTTTCATGGGCATATGTTAATTGTTCTAGCGCTTTGGCCATGGCTGATAAATAAATAACATGAGAGGACTTAATAACGATCAGGCCGAGCCTCATTGTTCTCAAAAAATAAAAAGTTTTGTGTGTAAGATATCCAAAAAAGAATACCAGCAAGTACAGCCACCAGGGTTCCATTCATATCTCCAAAAGAAAAGGCCGCCAACTTGCGTAGCGGCCTTTACATTATAACCTCTCGTAAAACAAATGTCAAATTATTTTGTAGATGTTAATCGGGCAAGAATTCTTTCAGCTAGTTGAGTGGCCAATTCTTCTTTTTCGTTTTGCTCCGCCAAACGTGCCACAACGCGGCGGGCTACTTCATTAACAACCTCTTCCTGAGACTCGTACATATCGCGGGCGCCAGGCTCATCTTCAACAGCGGCGAGTTCAATGTCCATTTCGTCGCCACCCATCCCGTCTTCGTCGTCGAGGGACACATCTTCGTCCTCAACGTCTACGTCTACGTCTTCCAGATCACCTTCTACGGAGACCGGAACACCAGTAACGTCGGCAATTGTGTCAGCTAGCGCCTGAACAAGCTCTTCGACACTAGCTTCGCCAGTATCTTCCATTTCGCCGCCAACGTCGTCTTCTGCATCAACATCCAGTGCGACGTCTACGTCATCGCCGCCCATCGGGTCGGCATCAGCGACGTCTAATTCCATTTCTTCTTCATCTTGTTCTTCTAGTCCAAATCCCATTTCCTCAAGGCGGCCCTGATTCAGTGGTCTAAGTTCAGCTAGTTTCATGAACTGGCGGATTTCGCCTTCCGTTAAAAGTGTCTTACGAGCCATTATAATATCTCCTTGAATAAACTCATCTGTAAATAGTTTGTAGTTTTCTAATTTCCTTAAAAAATGCGACGACTACTCGTTAAGCAACGGATGTCGCTTTATCTTTTTAAGCGCTTGGGTTTCTATTTGTTTAATTCGGGCAAACGAAACGCCGATCCTTTCCCCTACTTCGCGGAGAGTAAAACCTCCGCCATTGGTATAAATAGAGATTAAACAACAGTTCTGATCGTCGGGGTAGTCTATCCATTTGCGACAATTGGTTTCCTTACATTGTTTCTTGTTCAAGATACAATTACGTGCACAATGTTGTAAGCCATCTTTTATCATAGTTCGGGAAACTCTTCTTCCAGTAAATCAAAAATATTATCGATCTCCCCTTCATTGAGCGCGTGGTCTTTTAAAGTTTGGGCGCCCTGTTTCCGAAGGGCAGCCGATTTAGTTTTGCGCTTCACGGATTGCGCTTTAATTTCATCTATGTAAGATCGTATCTGTTGGTCACCATCAATATAACCGCTAATAATGTGACGAAAAAATTCCGATTGTCGCAAGCCATCATATCTTAATTGCACAATTAGTTGCGCGTGGCGGTGGTCGTTCTCGGTGAATACTATTCTTTTGGTTAAGTTGCCGTAATCTATATCGTTGCTCATCACCACTTTCTTCCTATGATATGTGTGTGACCCTCGGATAAACCAGATGAGGTTTGTTTAATGAATTGTGCTCTCGTGTGAAGCTGCGAGATGCTTCGTGCTCCTGAATACGAAAGGCCTGAGCGGATGCCGCGTTCTATATCGTTAAGAATGTATTTGACACCGCCTCTATAGGGCACTGTCGACGACACCCCTTCAAACGATGTATACCTGCCGCGCCAACTAATTTGAGCTTCTTTACTGGCCATGCCGCGGTATATCTTCCATCGTGAGCCATCCTTTTCTTCGATAATCTTCCCGGGCGTTTCATTGGTGCCTGCTAAGAGGGAGCCGCACATCACAGCATCCGCACCTGCGGCCAGGGCCTTTACGATATCGCCAGCATTGCGAATGCCGCCGTCGGCAATGATTGTAACGTTTCTATCGGTTCGGGCGCAATCTAAAATTGTTTGGAAACCTGGCAGCCCGTGGCCTGTCTGCAGCCGAGTAGAACAGATGGAGCCTCCTCCGATGTTACATCGAACAGAATTTGCGCCCCAGTCTGCGAGATCGTTAATCCCTTCGAGCGTGGCCACGTTGCCTGCCATTAGATGAAATTTATCTCCAAAGGCTTTGCGTAAATTAAGCAATGCCTCTTTCATCAGTATATGGTGGCCGTGCGCCACATCGACACAAAGAAAGGTGGCTCCTGTTTTTACCAGGGCGGCGGCCCTGTCCATATGATCCTCGGTGGTGCCAATAGCGGCGCCTATTGTGGGGGTTTTTTGAGGTGAAATGTCGTGGACCAGTTGGACCATTCTGCACTGTTTTTCAATTGACACGTATCGATGAATGATGCCTCCTCCTCCATATTTAGACATGGCGACCACCATCGGACTTTCCGAAATAGTGTCCATGGGGGACGATAGGATAGGTAGCTCAAGCGTAAGGCCGTTGCCTAAATCAGCAGAAATATCAATTTCCGCTCTAGATTTGATATCAGAATATTGAGGAACAAGTAATACATCATCATAAGATAGAGCATTAAGCATTATTTCTCCTTTTCTATAAAGTCTTTGATCTCACGGATCCGATACCATGTTTTCTCGTGGGGATCCTCGGGATCGGCCAGGATGCGTATCTTGATTTTAGCGCCTCCTGTTTTTATCAGTGAAATCGTTGGGACGCCATAGAAATTTAGTTGTTTTTCAATGGCGGGATAATCTGTGATGTTAAAGGCGAAGAAATATAAATCAGAATAATTTTCATCGTTTGATAATTCTTCATAGTATCCCTGCAAATTGTGGCAAAGGTGACATGTGTTAGAATAAAATTTAATGATGCAAGTCGCCTCTTCCTTGACTTTTCCGCCAAGAATCTTCTTGAGGGCTGTTCGAGATAATCTATTTACGCTCATCAAGCACCTGTTGGGTTTTGTGGATGCAGTCGGGGCAAAACACGCGCACCACTTCTTGTTTGACTACAACCTTCCATGATTGTACCATCTCTTTATCTTTCTTGTCAAACTCTTTTTTACACGCACTGCACTGTTCAGGTAGTTGATTAAACTGAAAAACTTTTTCGGAAAGATTTTTAGCAGCGTCCTTCCCCATCTTTTTTTCTACTTGGCGGCGCAGCTTGCGGTTCATCGATTTATTGCTCCAAACAATTGGTGCTTGTTGGTGCCCTCAAACACCACCACGGCAGATGGAAATGGAGCACTGTTTGTGCTGTCTCCAAACTTAAGGCGGCCCTTCACAAAGTAAACCTCGTCAGCTTTCATAATATATTGATGCCAATATTTGGTGTCGGTGCGGGCGGGGATTAACATCACAACTTTGGTGTGTTGTTTGCGTGACTCCTCATACCCCTTCTGGATCCATTTATCGATCCCTCGACCATACGGAGGATTAACAAAGGCTGTGTATCCTTCCCAATTTTGAAGAAGTCCGTCTTGATCTTCGCTAAAAAAGTTAATACACTTGGTATTGGAGGATGCCGCACAAGGATCTAAGTCGAACGGCCCAAATCTCCAATTAAGTTTATCAAAAAAATCTTGTGGAGTTTCCCATTCGCCAGTTTTAGAGGAAAACATTACCACTTTCGTATTAGTGTCCATCGGTGCTCCCTAGTGCGCCGTCGCCGCGAGAACTAATTGTCATTGGATAATTATATAAAGTATCCTCGGTTGTTTCAACTGGTCTAAAATGAACAACTGGCACCATCACAAGCTGTGCAATCTTATTGCCTGGAGCAACTACTTGGCTCTCTACCCCTACGTTGTGGAGGTTAACAAAAACCTCTCCTTCGTAGCCGGAATCAATCACGCAAGCGCCTACCAACAACTGTCGCTTGGCCGCTACACTGGACCGGTTCTTTACTTCCAGCATGTAACCGTGGGGAATAGCAAATTTCAAGCCTGTCGGAATTATGCGACTGGTGTTGGGTGCCACGTAGATCTTTGCGTGTGGGTTCTCAGGAGAATAATGCACATCTAGCCCTGCGTCTGATGGATTGGCGCGCGAGGGCGTAAAAGCCGTCTCCCGCACCTTTGCATACTCAACTATCATCGGTGTCCTCGCCGGAAATTAGCGTGAAGTTTTCAACAACCTCATCAATATTGTATTTTTGCTTAAAAAGACGATATGCCTTTACGGCTGCTCGGATCTCGTCCGTGTTGAGCCATCCGTTCTCGCGAAACTCTGAGCGTAGTTCACGCTTTTGCTCCTGATAAGGTTCGATGCACTCTTCAATAGCGGATAGGGAGCGAATATACTCCTTAACGTATTGCTTTTTCTCTTCGTATGTTGTGGCCATTAAGCCCTCCTTTGTTTACATATAAAATATAACATCCAGACTCATTAAAGTCAAGCACTTTGTCACTTAAACTTGAAATTAACTTTAGTTTCTATTTTCATTTCGGGGACATGTAGGTGATTGGCAAGATTATGTTTCTTCGCTTCGTCAGCGTCCAAAAACCAATCCGCGTGCCCCTTCTCGTGAATCATGTCAAGAAAATAATCTTTATGGTGGCCACAATTCTCTGCCATCATTTGATATACCTTCTGGTTTAATCTCTCGGTTTCTTCTGCGCCGGCTTTTATTTCTTCTATCTTGCCCCAATTCATCGAACTAACATCATGAATCATAACTGTGGCATCGGGATCCATATAGCGGCGCCCTTCCGCACCAAAGCTAAATAAGATAGCACCGCAAGACATGGCTTTTCCTTGCACGATAGTAGCTATAGGAACCTTTGAGTGTCTAATGTCCGATATCATTGACATTAAACTATACACCTGTCCGCCATAGCTATCAATGATAACAGGCACCACGGGTTGTCCTGTGTTTTGTGCTTTCGTCATTAAGTTGGTAAACTCTTTGGCGGCTGGCTCATCAAATTTACGCACCCGAATAATCGTTGGAAGGCCATCGATTAAGCTTGGCTCCTTTAAGAGCGGACTAAAGTATTTTATAACGTTCATGGTTTATCCTCTATTGGAAAGTTTAATACTGCGAATTCACCGAAGAGTTCTATTGCTTTTCTATCATATGCTCTCGCTGCTTCTTCGGCTGTACTGTAATGACCAAGGCAATAGACCTTTCCCTCTTTTTGTATTTTGGCGCTGTAGGGGTTAAGCTTGCTGTCTCCAGTCTTGTAAGCACCTTTAAACCCAGTTGAGTTTTGCACAGTCTTGCTGCGGTTCATCATGTTCTGAGACATTGTACAGATACGGATATTCTCTTTTCTGTTGTCTAATCCATTTCCATTTATATGATCCACCATCATTCCCTTGGGGCATCCGGCCAAATCTCTATGCAACAATATGGGAGTCGGCCTTGAGCCATCCGCTCTACGGGGCAAATTTCTTTTAGCATAGTAGGTGCTGTGTCCCCTCATAAGAGACCATTTGTATTGACTGACTTTATCCCAATCTTCTTCGTCCAGATGGACGATATGTCTCCCATACTTTGGACTCTCGATGATCAACTCTCTTGTTTCCATTTTTTACCCTAGTTGTCTAAATGTTCTTCCAATCGCATAGGTGCTGAATCCCCAGTTTGGATCATATTTCAAATTGGCCATGTATGGGCGATTCAGATGTATGCGATCTTTCTCTGGCTTAACTCCCCAACACCTGATTCTGGTTAATTCGTTGTTAGAATCAATCACCTCAACAATCCAGTAAAGCTTACCATTCTTAGTTTTTCTCGGAACAATCTTGCGGGGAATAAACCAGCACAGTTGGAGACCAGGATCAAACTCGGAGATGGGGGGCACAAACTTTTCTTGTAGTTTCTCAATTGTTTCTGGGGTAATCACCAAATTCATTGGAAAAATACCAGTTAAATCTGTCTTGAACTGAATGATCTCTTCTTCGGTGAAGTCTCCTTCGGGTCTGTAGAGTTCTAAATTTTCGTTAAACTTCTTTAGGCTTTTGGGGCGCTCAACAATGCAGGCGGACCAGAAATGCTTGCGGCCAGTAAACCTATCGTCCACTATGTTATCAAGGGCTCCCCCTCGACATAGCGCATCGAGTGCTTTCTTATTCAGCTTGCTGTACGACACTCCTTCACGAAACAGCAGATCCTCTGCATTCATGAATGGGCGATTATCCAGCACTTGCTCAATTGCTGCCATTCCAAGTCCCTTGATGGAGGTCAGCGGTTGAATGAGGGTCTTCCCATCGTCGCTGATCTCCCAGACGGTGCCTGACTTGTTAACATCAAGCGGAGCAATATCAAACCCATACTGCTTTGCAATATTGATTGCCTTTTCCTTGCGAGTTTCTGGTTCCTTATCCAAGAACGCTGCCATCCACTCCGCAGGGTAGTAGTTCCACAGCCATGCACACTGGAATGAGATGATGCTGTAAGATACTGCGTGTGACTTGTTGAAGCCATAGCCGGAGAAGTATTCGAACTTATCCCATACTGACTGAGCCTCGTCTCGTGCAATACCCTTCTGACTGCATCCTCTAATGAACTTATCATGCAGCTTGGCCTTGACGCTCCCCTTGCCAGTGCCCTTTTTGGTCAACACCTTGCGGAGCATGTTGCCTTCATCAAGGGTCAGGCCGCCAAGCTTGTGGGCAAGTAGGGCAATCTGTTCTTGAAAAATGAGGAAGCCAAAAGTCTCTTGGGTGATCTCGCGTGATTCATCTGTCAAGTACTTGATGTAGTGGGGGCTTTCCTTGGCCTCAACATACTCATCATGCACGTTGGCCGACAAAGGCCCTGGTCGATAGATGGACGTTATTGCTGATACATCAATAATATTGCGAGGCTTCACGCGCGTACAGAACTTCTGTGCGCCTTGCTCTGTGAACTGAAATACGCCTGCCCACTTGCCAGCGTGAAAAATGTTCTCATATACTTCTTGGTTGTCCATATCAATTACATCAGGGTGAAGATGTTCATTATAATATTCTCGCACCTGAGCAAACGTTGGCTCTTCAATATCATGATGACGACGGAGAATGTGCTCGATGCATCCTTCCATCATCTTAAGAGTTGACAGCCCAAGAAGATCAAACTTAATGAACCCCATAGGCTCCAAGTGTCTTACATTCTGGCCTTCTGCCCACGGCGCCTGACGCACACCCCCAGAATTAATAAGGGGCATGTTCTTATCTAGATTCTCAGCAATCACAACTCCTCCCGCATGGCGCGAACAAGATCGCACCTGCCCAACAAGGCCTTCGACGTGAGTTTTAACCGCAGGGTGCTTGGCCAAATAGGTTTGCAGCGATGGAGAAAATTCCATAACCTCTTCCCACGTGGGAGCATAAACGCCTGCCTTAATGCCGTGCTTCTTTTTCGCTTCTGGGAGGGCTTCACGCATCATGATAGATGTAACCGTGTTGACCTCCGTGAATGGGATATTATAAAGTTTGGAGATATCCTTAATTAAACTTTTGAGCTGCAGAGTGTTCCAATTGGAAATTGGTGCAACGCAGTCTTCTCCCCACATCTCCACCAGCTTCTCTTTAAGTGTCATGCTATCAGATACATCGTAATCAATATCAGGATAATCTGTGGCGTCTGATCGCAGAAAGCGAGAGAATAAGAGGCCATGGCGGATCGGATCCACTTGGGTAATACCTAATGCATATGCAACCAAGGATCCAGCAGCAGATCCGCGGCCCGGGCCTGGAAGCATCATATCGGTTGCCACATCAACGATGGATTTCATCGTCAGAAAATATTTGGAGAACCCACGATCATCAATAACTCCTAGCTCCTGTCGTAACCGATCCGTATATTCTTTGTTAGTGTGTAGTCCATGCCCTTTCAGGCCTTCAAACGCGTACTGCACAAGCGCCTGTGTTGCTGTATAGCCTGCTGGGACAACAAACTCTGGTAAGCGTACGGTGTTATCGGGTAAAAACGTTTCAACTCGCTCATGAGCAATTCGATGTGTCTCTTCAATGCTCTTCAAGATGACTGCATCGTCAT